TCGTTCGGCCCCGTATCGGTGGCTTCCGGCATCACGGTGACGGTTTCTTCTGGATCTACTTGGACGGTGGTATGACCCTCGTACTCAACGGCACTACTGGCGTCTCTGCGGTCGATGGATCTGCGAGTACGCCTGCCATTCAAGGCAACGACTCCAACACCGGGGTCTTTTTCCCTGCTTCTGATCAGGTTGCGTTGGCTGCAAACGGAGGCAATAAGTTTACGGCCAATGGCAACGGCACGTTGGACGTGGATACGTGGAAAGGGAATATGTCCCGTGATTGGGACAATTACCCAACGATCAGCGTCATAAACAATACCGCATACGGCCCTCAAACGGAGTTTCGTATCCACGGAGCGGCGGGGCCATCAGGTGGCGACTTCTCCGTCAACCTGCGCGTGGATGGCGTATTCATTTCCGGTGGCCAGACGCTTGCCTACAACGTGTCGGACGCCACAGCGGTGACGGTCAACACAGCCACCCCTACAACCATTGCCTCCTGTACGATCACCACCACGGGAAAACCTGTACTGCTTGTGAGCACCGGCGATGGGAACCCGAATCAGTCCGGGGGATGGCATTATTTGCAAATATACCGGGGCAGCACCGCAATTGGAAAATACATTATTAGCGAAAACGCTGGTGGCAATTCAGCCAACTGCCCGTTTGCGCTGTGTTTTATTGATTCCGGTATAGGCGCAGGCACCTACACCTACACCACAAAGGCTAACCAAGGCAGCGGCTCGTTCACTTATGGTGAAACGGGTAACGGACAAGCGCCTACTATTTTGGCGGTGGAGTTGATATGAGCCAACTTGCAAAAGCGATTACGCGCCTTGCCCCAACAGCGCAATACGTCATTCGGGGTGATGAGATCGAATGGCACTCCACAGATGTGCAACAGCCAACGGCCGAGCAAATCCAGGCTGAATTTGCGGCTATGGACGCTGAGAAGTATCGTGAAGAACGCGCTGCGGAGTATCCGTCTATTGGTGATCAGCTTGATGCCCTGTTTCATGCAGGAGCATTTCCTGCTGACATGGCTGCTCGTCTGCAAGCCGTGAAGGACAAATACCCGAAAGGAGGTTCTCTGTGAGCCTCGTAAAAGTTCAAGGCAACGCCAGCGGCACGGGCATCTTCACTGTCGCTGCGCCTAACAGCAATACGGATCGGACGCTGACGCTGCCGGACAATACCGGTACGATCATGTCAAGCGCCTCTTCGGTTACGCGATCCCAACTACCGGCAGGGGCGGTGCTACAAGTTGTTAGCTCAACAAAAACGGATACAGCTTCGTCCACCAGTGCCACATTCGTTGATGTAACCGGTCTGTCTGTATCAATTACGCCGACCAGTTCTACCAGCAAATTTCTAATTCATTTGCATGTGGCGTTTGGTTTTGTAAACGATGCTTATCCGGCAGTGCGTTTGATGCGCGACTCTACAGCCATTGCACAAGGTACGGGCGCTACAGGCAATCAGGTGAACATTACCTTGGGTGGTTTTGCTACTGCCATCAGTTCCTCCAACGAGTACAAAATGGAGTTTGCATCTATTTCACATCTAGACTCTCCTGGGACGGGTTCTGCAATTACTTACAAAGCACAATTTGCTTCGCCATACAGTAGTCTCGCTAGTTACATAAATAGGCAAGCGCAAACCGCCAACATTGCGGCGGTTCAATTTCCAGTGTCATCCATCACCGTCATGGAGATTGCGGCATGAATCACAACGCTATTTATGCGCTATACCCGCAGGTGGTGACGATTGACGACGGCGCTGGCGCTTTTGACGCACAAGGTAGCAAAGTCGAAATCGACGCGTCGGCGGTTAGCGCTTGGGTTGATCCCGCCGCCTATAAAGCTCAACGTGCGGCAGAGTACCCCTCCATCGTTGACCAGTTCGACCTGCTGTATCACGGCGGCTACGATGCTTGGCGCGAAGTGATTCAAGCGGTTAAAGACAAGTACCCGAAAGGGCAGGCATGAGCACCCTACGCGCATCCAACATTTACGACAAAGACGGCGGCAGCAATGCCGTCCTGTACGGCGTGGCCGCACCCACGGGGTCGATGGGCTTCAGAAATCGGATTCTGAACGGGGACTGTCGCATTGACCAGCGCAATGCTGGTGCGAGTGCTTCACTAACTTCTGCCCAGACCTACTTCCTTGATCGGTGGTTTGCAGTTGAAGACACCGATGGCACTATGACGATTCAGCAATCGTCTACGGCCCCCACCGGATTCTCAAACTCCGCAGTGCTTACAACTGGCACGGCGGATGCCAGCCTCGGCGCAACCCAGATTTGCTATGTGGGCCAGAAAATTGAGGGCTTTAACTTTGCCGACCTTGCGTGGGGCACTGCAAGCGCTCAAACAGTAACGCTTTCTTTTTGGGTGCGTTCTAGCCTGACAGGCACATTTGGCGGCGCCCTCGCCAACAACGCATTCAACCGCAGCTATCCGTTCACTTACACAATTTCTGCGGCCAATACGTTTGAGTACAAGACCGTCACGATTGCCGGCGACACTACTGGCACCTGGGTTGGCTCTACTAACGGCGTGGGGCTACAGCTTTTCTTCGGGTTGGGTGTTGGCTCTACCTACAGCGGTACCGCAGGCGCATGGGCTGGCTCGGGCTACATCTCGGCCACTGGTGCAACGTCTGTGATTGGTACAGCAGGAGCCACCTTCTACATCACCGGCGTCCAGCTTGAAGCTGGCTCTGTCGCCTCGCCGTTTGAGCGCCGCGACTACGGGCGCGAGCTGGCGATGTGTCAGCGGTATGCTGTTAAATACACTAATCAAAATCTAGGTTTAACTCTAAATAACTCAACCGCTTATAGCCCGCTAATTTCTTTTCCCGTCCAAATGAGAGCAACCCCCACAATTGAAAGCGGGGCGACGTATAGTGTTAATACTGGAACCGCTGGGACGGTCAGTTTTATTCCGGGATTACCTTGGGCGGGAGCTACATCATTAGGCTGTTCTTTTGGGAATCCCGGAAATAACTGGTCTAATGGGGCATTTGTCTCCTTAAACGCCGTTTTAAGTTCGGAGCTTTGATATGTACAAATTACTGGCAAACACTGGTTGGATTTGTATTTTAAGGCTTACCGATGGTGCCGTTATACCTCCAGATCCCGCCAACACCGACTACCAGCAGTACTTAAAATGGCTGGAAGAAGGCAACCAACCCCTGCCTGCCGAGGAGTAAGACATGAGCGTCGAAGTCGTCAAAGCAGCAACCGCAGCACAGTACGGGGGCAGCGCCAGCGCCGTGTACTTCGGCCTGACTGCCAATGAGATTGCAGCTTTTGGCGGCTTGATCATTGCCATCATCGGTTTGATCGTGAACATCTGGTACAAACACCAGCATCTCAAGTTAGCTAAAAGAAAGGAAGAAGATGATTGACTTCATTCTCGGATTTCTAGTCGCTGGCTTCCTTGTCGGATCGCTGATCGGGCTGATTAAGCTCGGCATTTGGGTGTTGATGTGATCGATCCAATTACCGCATTCGCCACGGCCCAGGCCGCAGTTGCTGGCATTCAAAAGGCCATCAAGCTGGGCAAGGACATCAACCAGCTAGTTGGCGAATTCGGTAAGTTTTTCGACGCCCGTGATGTCGTCCAGAAAGCAGCCAACGACAATGCCAAAAAAGGCCAGTCCGATACGGGGAAAGCTATGGAGATCGTCATGCAGGCCAACGCCTTGCGCGAGGCCGAAGAGCAGCTCAAGCACCAGTTGATCTATGGGGGGTACCCCGAACTCTGGGAGCAGATGCTCAAAGAGCGCATGAAAATCAAGCAGGCCAGGGAGAAAGCCGAGCGCGAAGCTAAGATCGCCCAGCGCAAGCTCGTCAAAGAGCGAATCTTCTACGCCCAGATCATCGGCGGCACCCTGGTCGTCATCATCTTTGGCATCATCGTCGTCCTCATTATCCGACAGGCAACCTCATGACCCCTGAGCTTCAGAAGTATTACGAAGAACGATTTAGCATGTTCTCCCAACAGGGCTGGCTAGACCTGATGGAAGATGTTGACAAGATGCTGGAATCGCTAAACAATATTTCTACGATTGAGGACGGCAACGCCTTACAATTTCGCAAAGGCGAGTTGTCAATCTTGCTATGGCTGAGAAATCTCAAGCAGATCAGCGAACGCGCATTTGAGGACTTAAATGCCAATGTATGAATTCGCCTGCGAATGCGGGCAAATAATTGAGCGTCTGACCGTTTATGAGACGGGCAGTGTTCAGTGCGCGTGTGGTGGAAACGCTACACGCATTATGAGCGCTCCAGCGTTCAAACTTGAAGGTTGGTCTGGGCACTTCCCGTCCGAATACGGGCGGTTTGAGCGCAAACACATCGAAAAGTTGAACGCAGAGCGCAAAGCCAACTCATAAGCATGAATGCCGAGTTGAATCTCCTACAACCAGATTGGCAGGAACCAAATATGTTGATTGACGAAGAGCAGAATCCGCCCAGCGAAATCGAAGTCGAGGAAACCAAGGCCGCAGCGCCAGAACTCCCGGAGAAATACCGGGCAAAGAGTCTGGAAGAGGTCATTCGCATGCACCAAGAGGCTGAAAAGCTGATTGGCAAACAAGCCCAGGAAGTGGGCGAGGTGCGAAAACTCGCAGATGAGCTGCTCAAGCAGAGTCTCAGTTCTAAGCAACAACCTAAGGAAGAGATCGAACCTGAGGTAGATTTCTTTGAGGATCCAAAGAAAGCTGTTCTAAAGACCGTAGAGAAGCACCCTGATGTTCTGGCAGCGCGGCAAGCCGCCGCTGACTTTCGCAGGATGCAGACTCAGCAAAAGCTCTCGCAAGAGCACCCAGACTACGCTCAGTTGGTTCAAGACCCTGAGTTTGCAGCCTGGGTGAAAAGCTCACCGATTCGGGTTGGCCTCTATGCGAAAGCCGATAGCGAGTTTGACTTCGACTCGGCCAATGAACTGCTGTCAACCTACAAGCAGATCCGTGGCGTTAAGACCAAGCAGACTGAAGATGCCGGTGAGGCAGTCAGGAAGCAAAATCTGAAAACCGCGACTGTTGATGTGGGTGGCTCTGGTGAAAGCTCAAAGCGAGTCTACCGACGCGCCGACCTCATCCGGCTCAAGATGACTGACCCTGGCCGCTACGAATCGCTCAGTGATGAAATCATGAAAGCATACGCAGAGGGCCGGGTTCGTTAAACCCATTCTTTTTGGAGATTTGAATTATGGCAAACACCGCCTTTT